GTATGGATCGGACGATAGACGGTCCAGAACTATGCTGCTTGCATCTGCGAGATGGCCGACAACCGAGACGCACAGAGAAGCGTATCTATCACAACTAACGCAGGCATTGCGAGATGCACGGACACCGCGTGAAAAGGCTGGAGTGATCCGCGTAATGGTAATGATAGAGGGGCAGAATCAAGCCGACGATCATTTAATGGAGAAGTACAGGCGAATCGATCATGGACAAGGAACGGATGCAGTAGTAAATGCCAAAGCACTTCCAAGTGATGTAATCGAAGATATCCTTGATGCCAGTAACTCTAGGACAGACTAAAGTAACCGAATGCGACCGGCCATATAGGCCGCGCGGTGCAGCGAGAGAAATATTCAGGTCTGGTCATAAAGAGATATTGCTTGAAGGACCAGCAGGAACTGGCAAAAGTAGAGCAGCACTTGAGAAAAGCCATATCATTGCTGAAGTGTACGATGGTTGCCGTATTTTATTTATGCGACAATCAAGGGAAAGCATGTCAGAGTCGGTACTGGTAACGTTTGAGCAAAAGGTGGTTCCAGAATTGCATCCAATACTAGATGGACCGCAAAGGCGGATGAGGCAGATATATTCGTATCCAAATGGCAGCACAATTGTGACTGGAGGGTTAGACAAACCTGGGCGGATAATGTCAACGGATTTTGATCTGATTGTCGTGTTTGAAGCGACCGAGATTACGGAGGATGCGTGGGAAACATTAACAACCCGATTGAGAAATGGAGTTTTGCCATATCAGCAGGCAATCGCTGATTGCAATCCTAGTGCATCCACGCACTGGTTGAATCAAAGAGCCAATTCTGGGGCTATGAAGCGATTGCTGTCTCGTCATGAAGACAACCCCATATTACATGATGGAAATACTTGGACAGCTTCAGGCGAGTCATATCTAAACACGCTAGAAAGACTGGGAGGACATCGCAAAGAGCGATTGATGCATGGCAAATGGGCAACTGCTTCAGGCGTAGTATATTCTGAATATGACCATGCAATACATGAGGTGAATAAGTTTGAGATACCAGAAACTTGGCGAAGATTCCGCGTAGTGGATTTTGGATTTGTTAATCCATTTGTATGCCAATGGTGGGCTATTGATGGCGATGGCAGGATGTATCTATATCGTGAGATATATAGAACATCCAGAATTGTACGCGACCACACAAAGCATATGCTTGAGTTGTCTAAAGGCGAATCATACGAAATAACTATAGCGGATCATGATGCGGAGGATCGTGCAACTATGGAATCGGAAGGCATATCAACTATTGCAGCTTGTAAGCATATAAAGCCCGGCATCGAGGCAGTTCAGGAACGCTTACGGATACAAGATGATGGATTGCCACGAATGTTTATGTTCCGCGATTCATTAGTCGAACGCGATCCAATATTATCTGAGTCAAAGAGGCCATGCTGTTCACTGGAGGAATTTGATGGATATGTGTGGCCATCATCATCTCCCGGCAAATCAGCTAAGGATTTACCGATTAAAATAGACGATCATGGTATGGATGCGCTTAGGTATGCTGTTGCTTATGTAGATCAAGTTGGGACAACGCCGCTGGAAGTGCGTATGATTAGTCCGGTAGATGATAGCGACCCGTTGCGTGGTCGGACAATACCGGTTCATATGATGAATGCGGATGATTCGATTTGGAGATAGGTCCATGGTTATTAATGACGGCCATCCTCTCTTGCTAGACAACCTTAAGACTCAGACAAGCCCAGAACGATATTACGACTCGTCGATCAGAGTAATGGAAGGGATTGGCATGAGTGGTGCCAAGCCTAGGCCATTCTCATATGAGTATGCAGTAAAGGAATACAGATCGTGGATATATGCTGCGATTAACTTAAATGCAACCGCTATCGCAAGCACTGATCTTAGATTGTTTGTCAGGAATGCACCTAATGGACTACGTAGGGCATTTAGGTCCAGGCCATGTAAGCATGGAGATCCTGGCATATATAGGTATCTGACTGGAGGAATTGAAAGCCATAGCGGTACGATCAAACCGGCACCAAGCACGCGAAGGAAGATCATATCCTTTGGTGATGATTTTGAAGAGGTTACAGATTCGCATCCTATTTTAGATCTAATCCGAATGGTGAATCCGTGGCATAACGGGTTTGATCTGCTTCAGTTGTTAACTATATATATCGAGGCAACGGGCAATGCATATTGGCATCCTGTAATTGATCCTATCTTAGGCGTGCCATCTGAAATATGGCCGATGCCGTCGCAATGGGTACAAGTGGTTCCTGATGTTAACCAATACATTGCAGGCTATGTATACGGGCAGACGGTTAGAGAGCAACAGGAATTTGCTGCTAATGAGGTAATACATTTCCGCACTGCAAATCCTAGCAATGACGGGTTGTTCTATGGAATGGGAAAGATTGAGGCTGGATGGTGGGCCGTTAATCAGAACAGATCTACGCATGAGATGGATATAGCATTTGCTGAGAATCAAGCACGACCAGATTATCTGGCAGTTGTAAAAGGCGGTTCAAGCCAAGATATCCTAGATAGATTTGAGGAGAATGTTAAAAGACAATTGAGAGGAACTCAGAAATCAGGCCGGTTTCTGACTCTGACGGGTGATGTACAAATGGTTCCGCTCAACTGGTCGCCCAAGGATATGGTGGGTAGAGATGAAATAGTTGAGGAAGTCGCGGCGGTATTCGGTGTGCCGGTCACGTTATTAAAGGCAAATGATCCAAACCTTGCCTCTGCTCAAGTAGGATATGCTGCGTGGAAATCAAATACTATTTTGCCGTTACTGCATCTGATTGAGCAAAAACTCAACGAACGATTGCTGCCATTATTCGGAATTGAGGGCGATGCCGTATTGGCATTCGATAATCCTGTTCCAACAGATCGCGAGTTTAATCTCAGAGAATCGCAAGCATTAACGGCAGGAGGATTGCGGACTCTAAACGAAGATCGGAAACTGCGCGGCGACGATCCTATGCCTGGAGGAGATGTATTACGAGTTAATGGTCAATCGCTAGAAAAGCTGGATGCAGATGCTCCAGGATTCCAAATTCCAGGTCTGGCAATTGCCACGAACAAACCAGTGGATCAGTCATCATCGAATCAAATAGCGCAAGCGATTGCAAGTTGGTCTGATAAGATCACCAATGCAATGCATGGCAAACAATATACAAATGATGGATGGCAGAATTTCAATAAGCACGACAATATATCTGAATCATCGCAGTTAGAACTGGAGGCAATAGATGGTAGCAACAATCCGTCAGCAAAAACCGAACACAAACTATCTGCCAACGGAATTCAACCAGAGCGCCGAGGATTTGACGCATACACTAAAGAAGATAATAGTCCAAGTGAATTACCTGATAGAAAAGAACGGGAAGAAAGCGGCAGAGAAGGTTCTGATATCTCTAATCAAAACGAGATGCCAGTAAATGTAGAGAGATTGCCCGACGAATCTATTTGCGAATGCGTGAGTAGAGGTGCAGAAAAGCTTATACGCAAAGGCATGGATGAAGATGAAGCAATCGCAGCAGCTACATGTATGTGCGGCGGTAAAATTGTTAGCCATATATCGTTAATGCAAGGACTAGATACGCATATCAGTTCTAAGGCGGATGCCGAAGATGATGTTCGTGAAGGGGAACCAGATTCGCCTCATATACAACTCGGAAAGGAACTGTCGAAAATATTAAATGCGCAACAGCAGGCTGTCTTGGCAATACTCGGCTCATCTGATTTGAGTAGCAGTGGAAGGAAATTGGCTACTACCGTTTCGGTTACGCAATCGGATATCGATGCCATTCAGAACGCACTAGAAAACGTCGCCACAATAGAAGAGATAGCACAAAAGATGAATCCAGCTATCCTGGAAATATTCCATGTGGGAGGTCGGGAAGGTATCCGAAAATTGGGATTGGAACTCGATGACTTTGATGTCAGCAATCCAGAGGTCTTAGAATTTCTGAAGGATTACTCGATAAAACTTGCTAGAGTAATTCGCAAGACAACCATGGAAGTGGTAAAGAAAAGCATCGAAGACGGACTGAAAGAGGGCCTTAGTACTAGAGATATTGCCACAAGGATGATGGATACTGGCGTGTTCGGTGGCGCTAGAGCGGAGTCTATCGCTCGTAGCGAGACAGCTAGAGCATATGTTCGTGGCACAGAGATGGGATGGAAACAAACCGGAATAGTTAAGGGTAAACAATGGAGACTCGCTCCTAATGCCTGCCAATTTTGTATAGCAGCATCCAAGAAATTTGCAGACCGTGTAACGTCGCTTGGCAGTCCATTCTTCAAAGAAGGAACACAAATACAAGGAACAGATGGCGGCGTAATGAAGTTTGACTATTCAGACGTATATGGTGCGCCATTACATCCAAATTGTAGATGTGACATTCGTGCCGTCATTAAGGATTCCTGATATGGAACATAAAGCATTTAGTAGTGACATAACCATCGAGGATGACGATGATAGAAGTTTCGTGGCGAAAAT